ACTAGACCTGACTCACAGAAACTAGCAAACGTAGAAGTCATTGATCAACCCATGACCAACATGGAATTATTTGCTATTTTAATTAACGCACAAAAGCGTGTATTGATTGATTCTTCTCTACAACATGCTGCAGCAGCATTCAACCTCCCGTCTACAGTATTTTGGATTGGTACTTCACCGAAAGTATTTGGATATAAGCTACATAACAACATTGTAGCCAAGCCACCTAAAGGCGGTACTAAGCTAATCGATGCCTACCTCTTTGATTATAACTTAGATGGAGTATTACACGAATGTCCTTACATTAATGTAAATGAGATGTTTGATCAGAGCGTTATTAACAAAATTTAATGGAAGGATATTTCGATTTTATTGAAATAGGTTCAGCTGACTTTGAAACGTTGATAGAGAGTGCTACCGACGAAACAAGAGGTATTACCCTTGAACCGTTAAAGCAGTACTTTGACAGGCTTCCAGATAAGAAGAACGTAATTAAGGTTCAAGCTGCTCTCTCTGATAAAGACGGAACAGACCTTATCTACTATGTAGATGAAACTAAGATTCAAGAACATAAACTTCCGGAATGGACAAGTGGAAGTAATAGCCTAGGTCAACCACATCCGTTTTTGACTTTATTTTACGGGGAAGAGTTTTATAAAAGTCTAGTAGAGACGGTAGAGGTTGAAACTATAACATTCGATACTTTAGTTTCTACTTATAACGTACAGGGAATTGGTTATCTCAAGATAGATACTGAAGGACATGATCACGTAGTCTTAAAAGGATATTTGGACGTATGTAAAAAAAATCCTAAATTATTAGCGCAGACAGTCGTATGCGAGTACGATAAACTTGTTTCAAACGTAGAGGAGATGGATAAAGTACTTAAGGAATTTGAGAAGTACTACTACGTTGTAAAAGGAAAGAATGATTGTTTTATGACAACTAAACAAACGATATTTTATCAATCCTCTCTTCCAAGAGCAGGATCTACTTTATTACAAAACCTTGTAGGTCAAAATCCAGCATTTCACGTTACACCAACATCAGGTATGATTGATTTGATGCTTGGAGCAAGAATCGGGTATAACGAGAATAAAGAAGCTAAAGCAGGCGATAAAGATTTGTGGCGTGAAGGGTTTTATGCTTTCTGTAAAGCAGGATTAAATGCTTATGTAGCTAATCTCACTAACAGACCTTACGTACTAGATAAAAATAGAAACTGGGCTGCTTCCTATCCGTTACTGACTAAGATGTTTGATAGACCTAAGATCCTTTTCATGGTAAGGGATTTGAGATGTGTATTTGCTTCGATGGAGAAGAAATTTAGAGCAAATCCTGATATCGAAGACGGTACTGTAGATAATATGAATTTGACTGGACTTACTACTCAAGCTAGGGTAGAAAAATGGTCTATGGGTCATCCGATCGGTCATGCATTACCTAAACTCTATCAATCTTTTCTGGATAAGACAGCCGATAATTTTCTATTCATCAGATATGAAGATCTCTGCACTAATCCAGAAACGCAGTTAAAACGTATCTACGCCTATCTCGAAGTACCCTACTTTCAACACGATTACAACTACATACCTCAAATAACAGTTGAAGATGATACCGTACACGGCATTTACGGCGATCACACAATCAGAAATACACTCGGTATGCTACCTGACGATTCACGTGAAATCCTAGGGGACTTTACCTGCGAGTGGATCTACAGCAATTACAAATGGTTTTTTGACATATTTCAATATAAAAAATGATTATAGTATTATTTGGACAGCCCCATTGCGGCAAAACAACTCTAGCCCGTAAACTAGCCAACGAACAGTGCTGGAACATTGACGGAGACGATTTAAGAACTCTTTTCAAGAACAAGAACTATACCCGCGAAGGACGTCTACAGAATTTAAACCGGGCTAGTGATATAGCCCACTACATGGAGAGCCTAGGTACCGATATCGTTCTCTCCCTTATTTACCCTTACAGAGATGCACGTAATTACCTTAATAGTCTCAATGATAACGTAAAGTGGATACACTTGACATACGAGGGAGAAAGGGGTAGAGAAGAGTACCACGTAAAAGATTTTGAATATCCAGTAGGAGAGCGTATATTACATTTAGATACCTCTAAGTTATCAATTACAGAATGTATTAGTGCAATAAAAACTTACACCAATGAAGAACTACCTAGCGAAAGCACAGAGTAAATCTGGCAAGTATGCAATGTTTATTGGAAGATGGCAACCCTGGCATTCTGGGCATAGATGGCTTATTGATCAAGCCCTAAAGGAGGGTAAAAACGTACTACTCTGTATTCGAGATGTAGAACCAGACGAAAAAAATCCATGGACTGCCCAAGAAGTCCTTATGAACCTCTCTAGCGAATTAAAAGATCTTGTAGAGGCAGGAAAATTACATATTATAAAAATTCCCGATATTGAATCTATCAATATTGGACGAGGAGTTGGGTATGATATTATAGAACATACACCACCTCAAGATATTCACGATATTTCTGCCACCAAAATTCGTGAACAAATGAAAGCCGAAGGCAAGTTATGATAGTAGAAAGAAAACGACATATAGCCAAAACTATTAGCTATCGAATCGTTAGTACTTTAATTGGATTCTTACTTATGTGGCTAATTTCCGGGTCTATAAAGATAGGGGTAGCATTCGGTGTAGCCGAACTCGTTTACAAGCCAATTCAATACTATATCCACGAGCGTATTTGGTATCGCTGGATAAAATACGGACTCAAGAAAAGCTAATTTCAGATCTATTTATATTAGTCCTCATATAGGATTAGATTACCGGGTATATACCCACTTCGAAGGTAAAACATAGATATGTCTGTAAGAATTGAACTGAAACGCAGTAGCGTTCCCGGAAAAGTACCTGATACCCAAGATCTCCTTCTTGGGGAAGTAGCCATAAACACCTATGACGGAAAGGCTTACATCAAAAAAGATGTAAACGGAGTTCAAACTATTGTCGAACTAGGGTCTGCAGGAGCACCAGGAACATCTGGTACATCGGGGACTAGCGGTACATCAGGCACATCAGGGGCTGCTGGCTCGTCAGGTACAGCAGGAACAAGCGGAACCTCGGGAGTTTCTGCAGAATACATCGGATTCTCTACCTCCTCACTTACTATACCTTCAGGATCAGGGCAACCCTATACAATCTATACTCAAACTAATCTAGCCTATACAATTGCCCAAACCCTACTTATTGCTTACGATGTAAGTAACAATTTTGAGGCTAGTGTTACAAGCTACAACGCAGGTACCGGGATTCTAGACGTCATATCTAATGGAACTTTCGTAGGATCAGGTACATACAGTAACTGGACTATCAACCTAGCAGGTGCATCAGGGGGTGATGGTACATCCGGAACTAGCGGCACTAGCGGAACAAGCGGTACATCAGCAACCTCCGGCACGTCTGGTACGAGCGGAACAAGCGGGACTAGCGGAACTAGTGCAACAAGCGGAACATCCGGTACCAGCGGAACGCCTGGAACTAGCGGTATAAACGGAACATCTGGTACTTCAGGAACAACCGGTACCTCTGGTACGACCGGAACCAGCGGAACAAGTGGTACTAGTGCAACTAGCGGTACTTCGGGTACTAGTGGCGTGAACGGTACAAGCGGAACATCTGGCACTACTGGAACTAGTGGTACAACAGGCACATCAGGTACATCAGGTACTTCGGGGACTAGTGCAACTAGCGGTACCTCCGGTACATCAGGAGTAAACGGAACTTCAGGTACTAGCGGTACTACAGGCACCAGCGGAACATCTGGTACTACCGGTACTAGTGGAACATCAGGAATAAACGGCACTAGCGGAACTTCAGGAACAAGCGGTACATCGGGTATAGACGGAACTAGCGGCACTAGCGGAACAAGCGGTACGTCAGGGACTAGCGGAACTACGGGAACTAGTGGCACTAGCGGTACATCGGCAACTAGCGGAACATCTGGTACAGCAGGTACGACAGGAACGTCGGGGACTAGCGGAACTACCGGTACTAGCGGGACTAGCGGAACGTCAGGGACTAGCGGAACTACGGGAACTAGCGGAACTACCGGTACTAGCGGGACTAGCGGAACGTCAGGGACTAGCGGAACTACGGGAACTAGCGGAACTACCGGTACTAGCGGGACTACTGGTACATCCGGTACAAGCGGTACATCTGGTACAAGAGGAACATCAGGAACAACTGGTACCTCTGGTACATCAGGAACGAGCGGGACTGGATTTAATACTATAAATAATCCAGGTCAAGGTAGGGTATTGCTATCAGACGGTTCAACAAACGCAGCTACTGCATCAGTCGTAGCTACAGTAGTAGGAAGTACTTTTAGTATTTCAGGCAGTGCAGCACTGACCGGATCTGCTGTCTTTTCTTATATAGTACCTTCAGTTTGGGTAGCAGGCGGTGCTATGATTACTGCTAGATCCTGCTTAGGAGGCGCTGGAACACCTAGTGCCGCTCTTGCTTTTGGAGGAAATGTTAGCAGTCCAATAATTGGCCCTTTCTGTACGTGCACCGAAGCGTATAACGGAACAACCTGGGCAACGGGTGGATCTTTGATCAACGGTACTGCGTTTTTGTCATCAGCAGGTACGCAAAATGCTGCGCTAGCTGCTGGAGGTGGATTTCCCGGAACTACCTGTACTGAAGCATACAACGGACTTACATGGTCGGCAGGCGGAGCTATGAATGTAGGTAGAGCACGGATGGGATCGGCAGGTATACAAAATTCAGCTATAGTATTTGGAGGATACACTCCTGCAAACAATCCAACAAGGTGTACCGAAACCTATAACGGTTCAGCATGGGCAGTAGGAGGTAATTTAATAACGGAGAGAAACTGTTTAGCAGGAGCTGGAGCTTCAAATACTGCTGCCCTAGCATTTGGAGGTTATAATGCAGCTATTGTAATCGTTAGTTGTGTAGAAGCGTATAACGGTGCTTCTTGGTCAACAAGAACTGCAATGATAACTGCAAGACAAGGGCTAGCAGGAGCAGGTATACAAAATTCAGCACTTGGCTTTGGTGGAAACACATCGTTTCCATCGATTGTCTGTGTTGCTTGCACTGAAGAATACAACGGTACCTCTTGGACCACAAGAGCTGCCTTGAATACTGCTAGAGTTCTTTTAGCAGGATGTGGAGCATCTAATGCTGCAGCAGTAGGATTTGGAGGATTGGCACCCAGTAATGTAAGCTGTACCGAAGCATACACGGGACCTACAGTAACCCCCACCTACAATTACTCAAACGCTGATGGAAGCAGTCAAGTAACCGGTAGTTTTCTAGTAACAGGTTCTGTTTATTTGAGAGGCCTTCAATATACCACGTCTGTAACAAGTAGTGTATTGATAGATACAGCAACTGGATTACTTTATTTTACATCAGGAAGCGTAGGCGGAGGTAGCGGTACTTCCGGCACATCAGGCACCAGTGGAACATCGGGTACAAGCGGTACTAGTGCAACAAGCGGCACCTCTGGAACTAGCGGTATTAGTGGAACTTCAGGGACTAGCGGTACATCGGGGTTAAACGGAACTTCAGGAACATCAGGTACTAGCGGAACTAGCGGTACTACAGGAACATCGGGCACTAGCGGTACTACAGGAACATCAGGTACTAGCGGAATTAACGGTGCAAACGGAACATCAGGTACATCCGGTACTAGTGGAGCAAATGGCTCTAGCGGAACTAGTGGAACTAGCGGTACATCAGGGGTAAATGGCGCTGACGGTAGTAGCGGAACGTCAGGAACTAGCGGTACTACAGGCACCAGCGGTACATCTGGAACCTCCGGTACTCGAGGAACATCAGGTACTAGCGGAACAAGCGGAACGTCAGGTTTCAGCGGTAATGATGGATCAAACTCGGGTAGATGGGTATTTGATACCAGTTCACTAGCATTTAGTGATCCAGGAAGTACATACTTTAACACTGATGCTACAAACGTTAGTGCTATTACAAAAATATCAATAAGCGATACTAACGCTAACTCGATAAATTACCAAGCTTGGTTAGAAGGATTAGTTACACTCAGGACTACTCAGACCGGTTATATTCAAGTGACAGAAGTCGGAAGTACGAGTGTTATAGGAATATGGCCAATAAGCAGTGCAACTGATCAAGCAGGTTATATAGACGTTAGCTTAGGTACCTCACTCGCTACTAACGGTATTTTAATAGATAACCGTACCTATACAATATCCTGGGTATTTAATGGAGCCAATGGAACTAGCGGTACGTCTGGTACTAGCGGTACATCAGGGACAAGTGGTACAACAGGTACCTCCGGTACTAGTGGATTAAACGGAGCCAATGGAACTAGCGGTACATCTGGTACTAGCGGTACATCAGTAGCTGTATCAGGTACAACTAACTACGTTACTAAATTTACATCAGCTACTACAATTGGAAATACAGGAGTCCCAATATACGATGATGGAACTAATGTAGGTATAGGTACAATATCTCCAGTAGATAAATTAACAGTTAACGGTAATTTATTTTTAACAGGAAGTAGCCGCAGTGTATGGATAGGAAATAATGCTGATTCTGGACCTAGATTTAGAATGCATCATAATGGAACTAATGCTTATCTTGATTACTCTTCTAGTTTATATATTAGAAATGGTGCTTTTAGTTCAACAACCACTTTCGATCCTATTGGTAGGGTTGGTATAAATACTACGAACCCATTACATAGATTAGACGTAAGCGGTGATGCTCGAATTACTGGAAATTTGGGTGTTAATGGGGTATTTGCTACATTTCCTTTATATGTTAGAACTGCAACAAATCAAAGATTTAGAGTTGTAGATGGGGGTGGCGGTTATACTCAATTATCCTCATTAGATGATGCGGAAGCATTTTTTACCCCAATAATGTTAGGTGATTCTTGGGTAAATATAAATGCCTCAGGAAGTGTCGGTATAAATACGTTATCTCCATCAGCAAGACTTCATGTAGCAGGTACTACCTACCTCTCCGCGTCTCTTAATAACACACCATTAACATCATTTTCAGGAAATAATACTGCAGGGGTTTATTCTACTCAACTTGCATTCGTTAACGATACTACATATTATGGCGCTTACTTAAGTACGAAACGAGATAATTCTAGTGTAAACGGGGTACAACTGACTCTTACAACTGCTGACGGATCGGCTGATTTCTTTTTTGAAACACCTGATTACGCAACTCCGCAGTTAAGATTTTCGGCCGGTGGAGCTAGTAGTTATGCTAATCTAGCATTTAGTAACAATACCGGTAGTGGACTCTATTCTGATGGATTTGGACCAAACAATAGCCCTCAAAGTATTTATTTTGCTTTCGATAACACAAATAAATTTCAATTCTCAGGAAGTGGATTATTTAGAGCAGCCGACGACGTAATAGCTTTTTATTCTTTCTCGGATAGAGAACTCAAGAAAAATATCTTACCAATCTGCGGTAGTCTAGCGCTTGAAAAAGTACAGCAGCTACAGGGAGTATATTATAGGTGGAAAGATGATGGAGGTAGTAGGGCCGGTAACGAGGAGATAGGATTTATTGCTCAAGATGTAGAAAGCGTTATACCACAGCTTGTACGAGAGTACGAACGTCTTGGACAGGAAGGAAAATATAAATCCGTCGATTACGCTCACATTACAGCCCTTCTTGTAGAAGCAATAAAGGAACAACAGAAGCAGATTGATGAACTAAAAGCTAAAATAGGGTAAAATGGCACTTCCATCATCTGGTCAAATATCAATACTAGACATCGTCAATGAAGGGACTAGCGGAGGATGTTATGTTGCTGAATTAGGAGGATATTCACTAGGATCACTTGCTACTGCTTTTGAAATAGCAGGTAATCCAGACGCAATGAGCGAGTTTTACGGACTAAGCTGCCCCCCAGGATGTTATTATGTTGATGGAGATTACTATTTTGCTGTAAGAAATATGTCATCTAGAACAGGCCGAAACAGGGGTAGAGTAAAAACTATAAACGGATCATACGAAGTATACACTAAACCATCAGCAACTGATACAAACTTTAGTAATTACACGCAAGTAACACGTAGTGTTAATACAGACCCTCTAACTATATACGACGTCCCGTATACAATGACAAGAGGTGAGTGGGTAACTTCTGTTAATGTTACCGTAGACGGAGGGTGCCCGTTCTTTACTTTTCCAACTCCCTCACAAACAGGATCATACGGGGCTAATTTTTATATATCCGCTGTTACACCTTTTCTCCCTCTCCCTTAATATATTTATTAGTGTCCCTGTAAAATTGGGTTAATTGCTGGAAAGCTAAGTCCATTTGAGATATGCCAATCAGCAGCCAAGCCTAGAGTACACTCTAGGAAGGTTCAGAGACTACTGGAGGAATAAAGTTTCCTTAATAACCAGCTAGAGCGCCCAACAGATGCAAATCTGATGATATAGTCCGATCTTTATGGAAACATAAAGCTAACATAAATGCGTGTTCGGCACGGGATAAAAAGCATTTAGTAAGTTAACAAGATTTATTTGACAGTAATGTTAACTTTCGTATATTACAGTTATGAACGGTAGTTTCGATTTTATAGAAATAGGTACAGCGGATTTTGATACACTCATTGAAGAAGCCTCTAATACAGATAGAGGGCTCAGTATCGAACCTCTTGGATTCTACTTAAACAAACTTCCAGACAAAGCTAATGTAATCAAATACCAAGCTGCAGTAACAGATACTGACGGCTTCATGGATATCTACTATATAGAGGAAAGTAAGATAGTAGAATATAACCTACCCTGGTGGGTGAGAGGATCCAATAGCGTCGGCAAACCGCACCCATTCACTGTTCAGGAAATCGGAGAAGAATTATACAACAAACTTGTAACTATTGATAGGGTACCTACTGTATCCTGGAAAACATTAATTGAAAAATACCAAATCGAAAAAATTAAGTATCTAAAAATAGATACAGAAGGCTACGATATTGTTATATTGAATGCATACTTAGATGAGTGTGAAAAAAATCCTAATTTATACGCCGATAAAATAAAGTTTGAATGTCATAACGGAGTTTCTAATAGAGAAGAAGTCAATAAGTTACTTACCAGGTTTAAAGGATATAGCGTTCAGGTCAATGATATTGATGTCAATCTCGTAAAAGAAACTATCCCTAGAGTTATACACCAGACTTATAGAACAAAAGAACTTCCAGTTGAGCTTGCTTTTTCAGTTGAAAAACTGAAATTAATGAATCCTACTTTTGAATATAAGTTTTACGATGATCAAGACTGTATTAATTTTATTCGAGATAATTACGATCAAGATACTTTAGATTGTTATTTAGATATTAATCCAAAATACGGAGCAGCAAGAGCAGACTTTTTCAGGTACTTGTTGATGTATAAAGTAGGGGGTGTTTACCTTGATATAAAAAGCACTACAACTATTCCCTTAGAGCAAACATTGCTTGTAACTGACGAGTACATTTTAACACATTGGCCAGGAAAAGACTGGGCCGAAGAATTAGGGTATGAACATGGCGAGTTTCAAAACTGGCATATAATTTGTAAACCAGGACATCCGTTCTTAAAGCAAACGATTGAGGATGTTAAAAACAACATAAAAAATTACGATGGAGTTGTAGGTAGAGAAGCAGTTTTGAAAATTACCGGTCCTATTGCTTATAGTAAAGCTATCCTCAGCTCTTTAGGTAAGTACAGAAGAAATAAATGGGACTCACCTGTAAGAGAGTATAAGTTAGAAGGAGAGGTAGGTCTTAAGTACATGAACATAAGAGTCGATCGTCATACGGCCTATCATAGTAAGTATCCAATGGATGAACCTCTTATTCTACCTAGAAAAAAACATAAAAAAGCGTACGTACTGTATGCTAACGAGAATTACTTTGAGACAGTTCAAGCTTGTGTAGATTCTATTAAAGCTTTCAGTCAAATTCCTATCTTTGTTTACCTGCTAAACTGCAGTAAGAAAATAGAGGGAGCAAGAACAATCAATTGGACATCTCAAATAGGTAAACTAGAAGATAATAACTATATTCAAGAAAGTGGTAATTTTTACATTGATAGATCTAAGCCTGACATTTATAAATTACTTATACAGCGTCCGCTTATAATCAAAGATGCACTCAAAAAGTATGCTGAGACTGTCTGCTATGTAGATTCTGATTCAATAGCAACAGATAATGTAGATCGTATTTTCAGTTATTACGATTCTGAGAAATCATACCCGTACTTCGTAAAAGGAATATACGATTATCTACTTGTAGGAAGTAGAGGAGGTGCTAGTGATAGAGATAACTTACACACAACACTTGAGCATCCTGCTTGTGAATTATTTGGAGTAGATCAGCGAGTAAGACGAGGTTATAGACAGACAGGATATTTTGTTGCAGGTAAAAACACTATCGACTTCCTAGAAGAGTGGTATTGGATGTGTACTAATCCAAAAGTTCTAAGTAATTCAACTTGGTATGCACCTTACCATGAAGAGACTATTGCTAATGTCTTGTTATGGAAATACGATATACATGATGGACTGCCTTATATCTATGTAAACGGAAGTTTAGATAGGATACATAAGGTATACTCAGAATTAGAATTTACAGGAGTATCTAGAGAGATAGAGGAGTGGTTTAAAATCCCGGGACGTAAAGAAGATATTTTATTCTTTCACGGAGAGAAAAATCCGGATAAGATGTCAAGTATGGTGGACAGAATAAAAAACCGTGGAAAAAAGATTAAAAAATTAGTTTACATTGCCCCGCATCTCTCTACAGGAGGGCAGCCTCAATACCTACTTAAGCAAATACAAGAATTCAAAGATCAGTTTGATATTCACGTCATAGAGTACAACTATAACTCAGCACATTTTATTGTCCAGCGAAGTCAGATAGAACAAATGCTCGGTACTCGATTCTTTAGTCTAGGTGATGACAAAGATAACCTAATGCCTATCATCAACGAGATAAATCCCAATATCGTACATCTGCACGAGGTACCTGAATTTTTTATGAAAGAGGAGATTGCCGTAGACCTATTTAACAACGCTACTAGGAACTACTTTATTGTGACAACAACGCACTCTTCTACAACTAATCCTTCCGCATTAAAATTTCATCCAGATAAATTTGTGTTAGTAAGCGAATGGTCTAGACAAAAATTTGAAAAAGAGCTCCCGGAAGTACCTACCGAGGTTTGGGAATATCCAATTCACGCCTATACCGGAGATAAGAAAGCCGCACAAAAACTACTAAATCTAGATCCGCAGTATAAGCACGTATTGAATGTAGGACTATTCACCCCAGGAAAAAATCAAGGAGAGATTTTTAAAATAGCACGTGAGCTAGAGAATGAAAAAATTAAGTTTCACTTTGTAGGTAATCAAGCAGGCAACTTTCAAGAGTATTGGGAACCGTTGATGAAGGATAAGCCTGATAATTGTATAGTATGGGGCGAAAGACAAGATGTAGAAAATTTTTATCAAGCCTGCGATCTATTCTATTTTAGCTCGAAGTTTGAATTGAATCCTCTTTCTATTAAAGAAGCCTTGAGCTATAGAATGCCTTGTCTATTCAGAAGACTTGAAACCTACTTAGATAGCTACGATAATAATCCGCTAGTGAAATATATCGACGATGATCTAGAAAAAACTAAAGAGATACTGTTGCATGATCTACGATAATCTTATAAAGAACCTAGATAATATAAAGGCTAGCCTTGGGATATCGTTTGTAAACGGCCCTAAGGTAGAAGTAATATCGCCTGTTAAGGCCGAATATAAGGTAGAGTTCATTAATCCAATTACTGGACAGATCGTTCATACCAGTATTATCAAGAACAATCATTGGACTAAATGCTTGTATGAATATTTTATACCCTGGTATATTAAGGTGTATCAAAATGAGAACGGTACTTTTGTATTTGCCGAAGACCATCACTTTAATGCAGAAGGTAAGAGAGTCTATATTTCACTAGATTCAAAAGCACTAGGTGATACCCTGGCCTGGTTTCCGTACGTAGAAGAATTTAGGAAGGAGCATAACTGTAAAGTTGTTTGCTCTACCTTCCATAATTATCTATTCAAGGATCAGTATCCAGAAATTGAGTTTATAAAGCCAGGAGAGGTAGCACACAATCTCTATGCGATGTATGTATTAGGTTGGCCATATAAAGAAGACGGAGAAGTCAATCTATATAGAACACCTAGTGATTTTAAAACTAAACCGCTGCAGCAGACAGCTAGTGATATTTTAGGAATTGAGTTTTCAGAAGTTAAACCAAAACTACCTATCTACGGTACAGAAAAGAAAAAACAAGTTTCAATAGCCATTCACGGAACCGCTCAAGCTAAGTATTGGAATAATCTAACGGGGTGGCAAGAAACAGTAGATTGGCTTATTGAAAGAGGTTACGAAGTTTATCTTCTATCTAAGGAAGGAGATACGTACATGGGTAATAATCACCCTAAAGGAATTAAGTATCTAGATTCATATACGCTAGAGAATACAATCAAAGTATTACAAGAATCAGAAGCATTCATAGGAATTAGTAGTGGATTGAGTTGGGTATCGTGGGCTGCAGGCACACCAACAGTACTGATCTCGGGTTTTACTGAAGAATACACAGAACCTGAAAGCTGTTACAGATTAGGTGCACCACAAGGTAAGTGCAGGGGCTGTTTCAATAGATCAAGACTCGATGCAGGAGATTGGAATTGGTGTCCAGATCATAAGAATACTGAAAGACAGTTTGAATGCTCTAAATCTATTAAATCTGAAGCAGTTATAGAGAAACTTAAGTTAATTTTAGGTAGATAGAAGTGAAAATTATTTAAAAAACAGTTATATCTTATTAGTAGGTTGAAAAATACGTAATTCTATCTATTTACTGACTATTTATATATTAGCCCACGTTAAACTGATACTATTTATCAAAAATAACAGCTCATGAAACTTACAAACATTATCAACAAGTTAAAAAGCCTCTTCGCTAAGCCTGAGCCTAAAGTAGAAGCTCCTATTGTAGAGGTAAAGCCGGCTCAAACTAAAAAGCCTGCTAAAAAGAGCACTAAAAAAGTTACAAAATAAATAATAACATGGAAAAACAAAAATTAACTCCAGAAGAGTTACAAGAGTTTCAAAACAACAGACAAGAGGCCAATCGCCTTGCAGCAGTTCTCGGTGAATTACATTTTCAAAGAACTTTATTAGATCTTGAGCTTGAGAACATGAAAGAAGCTGTAAAAAGCAATACACTTAAGCAGCGTGAACAGCTCAAGAAGCTTGGAGAGAAGTATGGAGACGGTAGCATTAACCCCGAAAATGGTGAGATTACCCCACTCTCTGCTTAAGACAGTACTCCTTGGGAATAAATTAGGTTTTGCCTTTACGGACTGATATTTATTACTAGAAATAAATCATTAAAATGGCAGAAGCATTAATTTCACCAGGCGTATTCCTAAGAGAAAACGACCTTTCCCAAATAACAGCAGGTCCCGTTACAGTAGGTGCAGCCCTAATCGGCCCCACTGTAATAGGAAAACCTAACGTTCCCACCCTCGTAACTTCTTACTCTCAGTATAAGGCTAAATTCGGAACTACTTTTATTTCCGGAGGCAATACCCACGAGTACTTAACTTCACAAGCTGCTTACAATTACTTCCAACAAGGAGGTACTTCTCTTCTTGTAACGAGAGTAGCTAGTGGATCTTATACTGCAGCTACTGCAGATGTGGTTAGTAATGCAGGAACGAAAGCAACGCTCGTTACTTCTAGCTTCCCTATCGACGTTCCAGGTCCAGGTACCGGATTCCAACTTACCGGATCATCAGTTGGATTCTTTTTTGTAACAGCTAGTACTTATGTTGTTGCTGATGCCCCTCCTCTTTATTACGTATCCTCTGGATCTACTCAAACTACTACAGCTACTGCTATTGCCAATAAGATCAATTCCTTGATCTCTACATTCAGCATTTCAGCTTCTGCTGCTGCAGGCGTACTTCAACTAACTGCAAGCTCTGTCGGAATCGCAGGTAATAGCTATTCATACGTTACTCAATCTATCACGTCTACCTTCTCAGGAGGTACAGAGCAAACTGCTTCTTTCGTTCTTGAAACATTATCAGTTGGTGAGATAATGAATAATAACTTCTCAGCTTCTGCTAATATTAACAGAAATGGTATTCTACCTTCTGGATCTGCAAACAACGTAAGATGGCAGGTTACTCAAGCTGATTCCGCTTCAGGCGTATTTACCGTTATTGTAAGAAGAGGTGATGATTACACAGCAAACCAAACTGTACTTGAAACTTGGACAAATCTTTCTTTAGATCCAAACCAAAATAACTACATCGCCTACGTAATTGGTGATCAGACTCAAACACTTGCTTACGATAGCGATGGTCAAGCATATTTAGAGGTTACAGGTAGCTACCCTAACGCTTCAAACTACATTCGAGTTAAGACCGTTAATCAACCTACTCCAAACTATCTAAACCCACAAGGTCAAGCTTATTCTCAATACACTGCTTCAATTCCATTGAACGGAAGCGGTTCTTATAACGGTTCATTTAGCGGTGCAACAGGACCTTTATTTGGATGCTCTGTAGGTACATCATTAGCTAGAGTGAATTTATTCGAGAATATCCCTACCATTACCTCTACAGGAGGAACTCCTTCTACTAACATTCAAGGTGTATTCCCCGATAACTATACTGCCACACTAAACTTACTATCAAATCAAGATCAGTACGTTTATGATTCAATCTATGCCCCCGGCATAACTAATCAAAACGCTAGTTCAGTAATCGGCGAACTTCTCGCTATGGTTCAGAACCGTGGAGATGCTATTGCAGTAGTGGATATGGTTGGATACAATCAAGCTATCAACTCTGTAACATCGGCCGCTCAATCTTACGATAACAGCTACGGTGCTACTTACTGGCCATGGGTTCAAGTTCGTTCAATCGAAACTGGACGTCTACACTTTGTACCTGCTTCGGTAATTATCCCTGGAGTATACGAATACAATGATAGAGTATCAGCTGAGTGGTTTGCACCAGCCGGTCTTAATCGCGGAGGTCTTCCAACCGTAATCCAGCCTGAAAAGCGCCTTACTGTAGGTCAGCGTAATATCTTATATACTGCTAAAGTTAACCCAATTGCAGTATTCCCAGGACAGGGAACGGTAGTATACGGACAGAAGACTTTACAAGCTCGTGCTTCTGCACTAGATAGAGTAAACGTTCGCCGTCTGTTGATCGCTCTTAAGAGCTATATCGGTCAAATTGCCCAGACCCTGGTATTCGAGCAGAATACAGCCGTTACACGTAATCGTTTCCTTGCTCAAGTTAATCCATATCTTGATTACGTACAACAGCGTCAAGGTCTATATGCTTTCCGCGTAGTAATGGACGAGACCAATAATACACCGGATGTAATCGATCGTAATCTTCTTGTAGGTGCCATTTACTTACAGCCAACTAGAACTGCTGAATTCATTCAACTTGATTTCAACATTCTACCAACCGGTGTAACCTTTGGTGCATAAAATAAAAAATAACCCTAGATGAAAAATAACACGAAAGTTAGATTGCATTTATCAAAGCAATTGTTCGAATCTCTTGCCAAGCAGGTGTTGGCTGAAGCCAAGAAAGGCGACATGTCAGGCGGTGCCTATACTGAGGCTGTAAAAGCTCCTAAAGCACCTAAAGCTCCCAAAGCCCCTAAGGCTGATAAAGAAGTAAAAGAGATGGAGACTATGACAGCAGAAGCTCCTGTGAAGAAAGATAAAGAGCAGGTTAAAGAGTTCGCTGAACCTATTCAGCAGCTTTTTTCTGACCCCGAGACTTTTCAATCTTTCTTAAAGAGTCTAGCAGTACTTGGTACTAGTGGTGCCGCTATCGCCGGTCTTATTAAAGTAGGTGTTAAAAAAATGGCATCTAAGTTAAAGAAAGATCCTAAGTATGCTGGTAAGTCTGATCAAGAGATTGAGAAGATGATAGGCCAAGAGCTTACAGGTAAAGTGCAACAAACTGCAGGCGGTTCTGGCGAAGGCGGACTTCTTGGAAAGTAAGTTTTGTATTAACAGATATTTATATAAAACATAGAATAAAATGCCAGTATTAGATCCAAATGAAATAATGTTTACGGCCTATGAACCAACGGTTCAGAACCGCTTTATCATGTATATTGACGGCATTCCTTCTTTCATGATTAAGAGTGCTACTGCACCTAACGTGAACTTGAATGAAGTTAAGCTTGACCACATCAACATCTACCGTAAGATCAAGGGCAAGGCCGAGTGGCAAGATATGACCTTGAATCTTTATAACCCAATCTCTCCTTCCGGTCAACAGGCCTGTATGGAGTGGATTCGTTTATCACACGAGTCTGTAACAGGACGTGATGGATATTCTGACTTCTACAAGAAGGATTTAAATCTATCAATCCTAGGTCCAGTAGGTGATGTAGTATCAGAATGGATTATTAAAGGCGCTTTCATCAAAACCGCAAACTTCGGATCTTACGATTGGTCAAACCAAGATGCAATCACAATCGAGCTTGGTATTGGAATGGATTACTGTATCCTCAACTACTAAACGATCTATATTTTATTACAAGACCCCGCCACAAGCGGGGTTTTTTATTGGAAAGAGAATTTCCGTACTATTTATTAATGCATCATTCTAAACTAAATAAAACATGGCGATAACATTATCTGGTGGCGTAATTAATACCTTCACTTCAGGTGCAGTTAATTATAAATCACATACTTTTACAGGAAGTATCGGTCAATTAACCGTAACAGGAACCGGCACTCAAGCCGTACAATTTTTACTTGTAGGCGGCGGCGGTGGCGGCGCAAGAGGTGCAGGCGGTACTTCTAATACTACCGATCACGGAAACGGCGGCGGCGGCGGTGGAGTATTTTATACCGCATCCTATGTTATCGGTACTACATATCCAACCTGGAGTGTTTTAGTTGGAGACGGAGGTCTTGGAGGATCGAACGCAGCTGCTGCTACCGTTGGGGGAATAACCACTTTCTTAGGTCCAGCGGTTAACGCTAAAGCTATAACTAGCTCACTTTTTGCCGATGGAGCATTTTTCCAATTAACCGGATCAGTGACAGGTACATTCTTTGTAACCTCTAGCACTACACAAGTTGATGCTGCACCAATCTACTACGTAATTACTGGTTCTACTGCTAACTTAACAGCTACAGCTATTGCAACTAAGATCAACAGTCTACCCGCTTTCAACATTACTGCTTCAGCATCTGCTTCTAATCTACTGATGACAGCAAGTATTGCAGGCACTGCTGGAAATAGCTTTAGATATGTAAGTAGTTCATTTACCTTAGCCTTCACTGGAGGTATAAATGAAACAAGATTCACAGGTTCATATGGCGGATTTGGCGGACAACCCGAAGGAGGCGTCGGCGCATCAGGTGGCGGTAGCTTCCCAACAGGTGCTGCAGCAATCTTTGGAGCAGAGGGAACCGCAGGCGGTGCTCAAAAAGGCAAATCAGGTGCCGGCGGCGGTGGTGCCGCTAGTGCAGGAAGCGATGCATATACAATCTTCGATAATCCTTTTACATTCTATAACGGAGGTAATGGAGGAGCAGGCCGCGCATTCACAATCGAAGACGGAACTACTAAACATTATGGTTCCGGAGGCGGTGGAGGCGGATGGGTAAATGTAGGACCAGGCGGCGGAGGAACAGGCGGGAACGGAGTCGGCGGCGATGGCGGTTCCGGAGTACAAGCACCCGGTAAAAACGGCCTAGCCAATAGAGGCGGAGGCGGTGGCGGCGGAGCTCTCTCCGATCAATCATCTAACTGGGGGGCTGGCGGAAACGGAGGCTCTGGCGTAGTAGTGATTACTTATACAGTCTAATTGATTCTCAATAAGTTAGAAAGCCGCCTAAAAAGCGGCTTTTTTTATGTAAAAAGTTGATTATTAGAGATTAAACACTTATATTTAGGTATAAAATAAATGTTATGAGTACGTCAACTTTTTTCGTGTTATTACCGATTACTCTTATTATCCTAGTATTAATGAGAGTTTTCTGGTTAGAGCTATTGAGTATTATTATAGTTTTAAAAATCTTATTCTATCTCTCAATTTTATCTTTTGGTTCAGCTATTATTTGGTCTATTGGAATTAATAACGATCAAGAAGGCTTTTGGACTTGCTGGCTATTTTTTGGTATCGTTTATCTAGTTGCAACTGCTCTCGTATTCGGAATCTTGAGAAATATCTTCGATATGGGAGTAGATTTGATTAGGTATATTTTTAAACTATAACGATAGAAAAGCTAATTTCGATATATTTATGTATATATAACTAAATTAAGATTATGTCAGAAAAATTCACTCTCCCTACAGAAGTTATCGAACTTCCATCCCTAGGTAAAGTTTACGAAACCGAAAACCCTCTCTCTTCCGGTACTATCGAAATGAAGTATATGACAGCACGCGAGGAAGATATTCTCACCAATGTAAACCTGTTAAAACAAGGGATCGCTATTGAAAAGATGTTACAGTCGTTGATCAAATCTCCCATTAAATATGAAGATCTATTATTGGGAGACAGGAACGCCCTTCTCATTGCCTCTCGTATTCTGGCTTACGGATCTAACTACTCTTTTGAATTCGTAGATTCAGAAACAGAATCGAAAGAGACGGTCACAATCGATTTGCAAAATCTAAAGAATAAAGAAGTAGATCATTCTATCTTTAATAATAAGAATGAATTTACCTTTGAACTCCCATATTCAAAAAATGTAGTCACCTTTCGACTATTGACTGTAGGAGATGAAAAAGCTATTGATGCAGAAATGAAAGGATTAAAGAAAGCAAATTTAGCTGCTGGTGAGATTACTACCCGTCTCAAGAAACAGATTCTATCTGTAAATGGAAACTATGAAGCAAAAGCCGTTAGAGATTTCATTGATAATTACTTAATCGCTAAAGACTCTAGCCCACTAAGAGCATATATTGGTAAAATAACCCCGGATATAGACCTAACAATCAGCTTCACGCTCGCCTCGGGCAAAGAAGTAGAGCAAATGCTACCGCTGACGGCGGAATTTTTTTTTCCCGGGGGTTGAGTACCGGCAAATATACAAACGAGAAGTATTTGAACTCACCTACCACGGAGGAGGTGGCTTTTCCTGGTCTGAAGTAATGGAAATGCCTGTTACTGAACGTAGGTTAAATCTACGGTTTATAAATGAGCATTTAGAAAAACTTCAAGAAATTAGAAAAGAACAGCAAACTGTTACTGCAGATAAACCTTTGGTTTCTAAGCCAAACATTAAGCCTAAAGAAGAAACTCCTACCTATACTTCCAAGGTAAAAAAACGATAAATAATCTATTTATTTCTATAGATAGAGTATGGCTGTTTCTCAAAATCCACAGAATCCACAAAATCCTCAACGGACTCCTCAAGAGCAAGAAGCTAGAGAGCAAGTGCGTTATCTTGATGAACAGGCTTTAAGTCTAAAAAATATACTCAGCCTCAAAAGACAGATTAGTAAAGCAGATAAGGAAGAGCAGAACCTAAGGGAACAAATTGTTAATTTAGGAAGACAGCAAGCTAGAAACGCTATCGACTATAAGCAACAGACTGAGTTTATTAAACAACTTCAGGATGATTTGCGAGACAACATACTACAAGGAAACGCTTCAAGCGTAAGAGCTCTAAAAGTGCAAATTACAATGGAGCAAGCAAGAGCAGCAGAAATGAAAAAGACTGCTGGAGGAGCTCTTGCAGCCCAAGCTTTAGAAGCTAAGAAAAGAAAAGATGCCTTAACGGCAGAAAGAAATCTAGTAAAAGACATTAATAGCAAGCGAAACATTGGAACTAGGCTGATGGATTTGTTTAAGTCTAAAGAAGCCCGACAACGACAGATAGATCTAGCTAGAGCCCAGACACAGGGAGGTGCCAATCTACCTCCAGGCGGCGGTGCTGGAGGAGGAAAAGGAGCAGCAGCTGCAGCAGCCGGAGCCGGCCTTTTTGGAGGAATCGCTGCAGGACTCATGGCTGGTGCAAAAGCTCTCATGGGACCTTTAAAGGCATTAGGCGGTTTAGCACAAAAAGCTATTGTAGCTCCTTTTGCTGATGCAGCACAATTGCTTACCGGTGAGAACTTTGGTATGGGAAGCGGTAAGGTAAGAACAACTGGTGTCGGAGGACTGCTAGGGGGTGTTCAAGAATTTGCAAGTGCAATACCTATAATCGGAGGGTTAATGGGAAGTCTCGTAGGCGTAGTAAAGACTATAGTCGAAGGTATTCTCGGTATCGAACAAGGTATTTTTAGGTTTGCAAGAGCAATAAACGTTTCTTACGGACAGGCAAATCGAATGAGAAGTTCATTTGCTGCAATAGCAGCAAGTAGCGGTAATATTGCAATCAATGCCGATAGGATGATGCAATCTCAAGCAGAGATTGGCAATCAGCTAGGGATCAATAAACAGCTTAGCGGCGATATCTTAAAGAACGACGTACTACTTAGAGACGTAGTAGGTACAGAAGCCGAAATCAGACAATCGATTGCAGCTACATCTATTACTTCAGGTAAGAATGCAATTAAACTTACCCAAAGTCTTATAGGTACTGTAGGAGTGTTCAACAAACTAAGAGGTACTAGTTTTAGCTTTAACGGTATAATGAAAGAAGCAGCTAAATTGACAGGTGTTATAGGATTGACCTTTTCTAAGTACCCGGAGAAAATAGCAAAAGCTCTAATGTCGGCCAAAGCTCTAGGAATGGAGTTACAGCAATTAGACTCAATCGGAAGTAGTCTATTGGACTTTGAGACTAGTATCAGTAAAGAGATGGAAGCCCAGGTTTTGACAGGGAGGGAAATGAATCTAACTCTTGCAAGAGAGGCAGCATTAAATAACGACTATGCCACTCTCACAGAAGAAATCGCAAAAAACGTAGGTGATTCAACTCAGTTTTTAGAACTAAATAGAATACAACAAGAGGCTATCGCCGAATCAGTAGGAATGACTGCTAACAGTCTCGCCGATGTTCTTAAGAAGCAAGAGCTATATAAACAGTTAGGTGCAACTGACTTAAAAACCTTCCATGAAAAGATAGCACTTCTAGAAAAGCAAGGTAAGACTCAAGAACAAATTAGCGCAATGATCGGTAAGGACGCATACAATGCATATACGCAAATATCTACGGCAGAAAGACTTACCGAAATTCTCGAAGGAATGAAAAGAACCTTTGTTGAACTTATAAGACAATCAGGTATATTTGATTTCATAACCAAACCAGAAAAGATTACTGCTTTTGTAAGAGCACTTGCCGATAAGTTGGCTAGTGTTATAGACATTGTAGGTAGAATTGTAGCCGGAATAATGGAAGGAGTAGCATATGTAGTTGGTTTATTTAGCGATCAAAAAGCACAGGAAATAAGATCATTAGCCGGCTCTGTTAGAGCAGGTACCGGTACTTTTGCTGAAAGTATGAGAATAGCCACAGGGGCTATGGGAGGTACTCCTGCACCCTCGGTAGGTACAACTGTCGAAAACACTACCCGTCAACAAGCAGCAGCTACAGCTACCAAAACAGCAGAAGCTAAAAGTGCAGCAGCACAACAACAAGGTAGACCTTTAGTACTAAATAACTACTTACAAGTTGATAAAGATGTTCTTGCAAAAAATACTGTCGAGGCATTTCCTCGGCAGTGGCAAACATATTTACAGTAAAAACGAAGTGTATGGCAATACTACAGCAAATAAGAAACTCGAATTTAAGTAAGCAAGGTAAGACTAATCCTTCCGGTCAATTTGAAGGGGTACCTGCTAACGTTGCAGCTGTACTAAGAGGATCATCAGTACCTCTAAGTTCACCTGCTATTCCTCCAGTACAGAGGCCTATCGACGCCGTTTATGAAGCCCTACCTCAACCAACTTATTTAACTTTCCTACAAGCAGCTAACAAGAAGTAAAATGCCTCTAATTAATTTTAGAACAAATCTAAAGTCCTTACGGTTTGGTGCCGATAGGCCAGGTGGAGGTAGTAGCGATCAACCTTTCGTTCAATTCCCTATTGAAGATGCTAGTACACCAACTCAATTTAGAGCCTATTACGAAAATAACAGGACAGGATTAGACTACCCGGTAAGGGGAGGTGCTATTACTACTTTGCTTCAAGGACAGGTAGGTGTGATTTCATCTACAATCGATAGAGAGAGGATACAAAAATTTTTTAACAGTGCCCCGCGCGGTACTACGTTTGTTACAAAGCAAAAAAATTTACAATTAACCAATCCTAGAATACAGGTACCAAACAGTTTAACATTTTCAGATGTTGAAGGAATCGATAACGTTTACCTACCTGTTACCAACATCTACCAGCCTGCTAATACTCTAGCCCAGGTACAGGTAATGGGTACTGGAGCACACTTTAATAGACACGGGTTTGTACCTTCTATCTATCAATCACCCTTGAGAACCTATGCCTACATCGTAGGTAATCCTGAAAACAATACATCTACTACAAATAGGTTAGCTATCTTAGCAGCATTAAAGCTCGGTAGTGGTATTAATAGAGACATAGATCCTGCCCTTGTTGATAGACTTGGAATCTCTACTCTACAGAATCAAATCTATAATTATATAGGGGGTCCTGGATCAGTATATGGAGTTGGATTTACTAGAGTTTCTAGAGATGCCGATACTCGTGCCACTGAACTATTAACTAAGAGCACAAGAGGCTTTACAATTAACGGTAATCCCCAGCCCACAGGAGTGAGTAAACCTTACTCTGCTATAGCGTTAACCTATCAACAGCTTGCCGATCAAGATACCCGCTCTACTAACCCCGAAGCACCAGTAAAAGCTAAGGTATCCGATTTTAGAAAACTAACCAATAACGGTAGACCTGTTATATTATGGAGCGATTACCCGAACCTAAATATTCAGGGCCCTTCTAAAGGAATTAATGGACCAGGCCTTGGTATAGGGAATCCCGGTGCTCCGTTAACAGGATCTAGGTATACTCAGTATCAGGAGGTAGGAGAAGACCTATTAAATATGACCGATCCTCTGACTAACAATTTATTCTATAATCCAAGTAACGGAGGGACT